ACCCAGTTTCAGTCTCATTTGATGAGTTCGTCAAAAAGTTAGAAGATCTAGAAGTTGTGGAGACTGAATCCGCAGTCCCTACGCAGGAGGCCACCGACGTCAGCTAGCAGCTCTGCTAGTTGAGACTGGGTTCTGGCCTCCACAAATAACATTTGAGACAGACGATTTGGCAACTTGTGTGCAGATCATCAACGAGCAGAGAAAGAAAACCTAATGGCTGCAGATGTGAGACTTGATACTTACGGTCTGCAAGACGCGTTAAAGAAGATGCAGAAGATTAATCCTGCTATTCGTCGCACTCTGCTTAAGGATACAAAGGTTGCGGCTCAGCCTTTGGTGGATCTGATCAACAGTCGAGTCCCAACGACAGCACCGTTGAGCGGTATGAATCACAACGGTCGCACCGGGTGGAAGAACGTTAAGAAGGTGCAGATCTCGTTGAATACTCGCAAGCCTCGCAAGGGTTCAGCGACTGCTGGCGCTGAACAGATCGCAGTGGTTCGTGTGGTCACCAAGGGTGCTCCTGTGGCGATCACAGACATGGCTGGCCGTGCTGGTGGCACTAAGTCGCGCCGAGAGTCAAAGTATCGCCGACCTAATTTTGCGTCAGCTCTTCAGGGTGAACCGTCGCGCTATATGTGGAAAGACATAGATCAGATGGTCGCCGAAACTGAACGGGCTTTGAAGCCGATCATTGACCAGTTCATGGTTGATGCACAAAGAGAGTTCAACTGATGGCAATCAATCTTCCGATCATTTCCGAGTGGAATCCCAAGGGCATTGACAAAGCAATTGCCGACTTTAAGAAACTTGAAACCAACGGGGAAAAAGCATCGTTTGCAATCAAGAAAGCCGCAGTCCCTGCAGGGCTCGCAATCGCAGCTCTTGGCGCTGTCGCTTTTGATGCTGTCAAAGCGTTTGCTGAAGATGAAGCCGCAGCTGAGAAACTTGGGTTGACACTTCAGAACGTTACTTACGCATCAGACGCCCAGATCGCGTCGGTTGAAAAGTTCATTACTAAGACTTCTATGGCTGCCGCTGTTGCCGACGATGAACTTCGCCCGGCACTCGACAAACTGGTGCGAGGCACTGGCGATGTTGCTCAAGCTCAAGATCTGCTCACTCTTGCCCTTGACGTATCCGCGGGCACTGGGAAAGATCTCGGCGCAGTCTCTGACGCACTCAGTAAGGCTTACAACGGCAACTTCACAGCCCTCAAGAAATTAGACCCAGCACTCGCCTCGCTTATTGAGGAAGGCGCTGACGCCGACGAAGTGTTTGGTCGTCTCGCTGGCACATTTAAGAATCAAGCTTCAACTGCAGCGAACACGACTTCAGGCAAGATGAAGAACTTGTCGATTCAGATGGGCGAGTTCAAGGAGTCAATTGGCGCAGCTGTCGCACCACTTATTGAAAAACTTCTTCCTGGACTTTTAAGGTTCTCGACATGGGCCCAAGAAAACACTGGGTTGATTGTCACGCTCGGTTTGGTCATCGGCGGAATTGCTACAGCGATTATTGCCACGAACGCAGCTCTTGCTGTGTACAACACGATCCAAGCCGCGACTGCCGCACTTAACACCGCACTGACTGCGTCATTCTCGGCGCTGTGGGTCGCCACAGGTGCAATCGTCATCCTTGCGATCATCGCAGCTCTCGTCGCACTACAGGTCAAGTTCAACATTTTTGGCAAAGCCATTGACGCCCTTAAGGCTGGCTTCATGGCTTGGTGGGGGGTCGTCCAGTTCGTGTTTAATGCGGTCAAAACAGGTTTTGCTGAATTGGCGGATCTTGGCAAGGCGATCTTTGACGGTATTGGCGGAGCGTTCAAGGGTGTTATTAACGCAGTCATTTCGGCAATGGAAAAGGGCTTAAACTTTGCTATCAAGGGACTGAATACGATCCTTGACGGCATTGACAAAGCAGCTGGGCCGTGGGTGAACTTCGGAACTATTCCAGACGTCAAGTTGCCTCGACTAGCCGAGGGAGGAATTACGACGGGCCCCACAATTGCGATGATTGGCGAAAAAGGACCGGAAGCCGTTATCCCGTTAGACCGCCTTGGCAGTATGGGCGGAGGCATGACACTTAACGTAAATGTTTCAAGTGCTGATCCGAACGCTGTTGTCGCAGCTCTTCAGCAGTACATCCGAGACCGTGGAGCTTTACCAATCACAGTCAATCCGACCGCGTTCCGAGGCTGACATGGCAGGCCCGATCACCTATACGACCGCCTTGTCGGTCAAATTGGCAACAGGTTCGACGGTAGATCTGAGCTCCTATCTGCTTTCGTACACGACAGATCTGGACGCTGGTATTTACACGATGGGAACGGCGACAGCATCGTTCACCATGAAGAACTTCCTGAACGAGTTCACGCCAAGTGGCGGAGGCACATTCTCCACGACCAACTGGTTCGGAGCGAAGTTCCTCCTCGGCTTTACCTATGACGACGGAACCGCCTCCACTTACTACCTGTTTGAGGGCATCTGTACCGACTTCACTATTGACTCTGGGTACAAAGACTCAAAAGCATCTTTCACATGTGTTGATGCGTTCACTTTCTCATCCCCAACACGCACCGATATCGTCGGCATCACATCACTTGAAACAATGCCCACCAAGATCGCTCAAGTCCTAACTAACGTGCAATTCCCAACATTAGGCGGAACAGCGACAGGAATCTTTGAGTCCATAGGCGACAACGACGGAACAATTGAAACAGTCTCAGGGACACCGACCGCCGGCGGAGTGTCAGACCTAATCAGCACTCGACACTTGCCATCGTCCGCAGCGATCTCGTGGCCCGTTTACTCAACACTTGCTGGCTCTGCCACGACTTACCAATCAATCGTTCTCTACTACACGCCACTACGGAGCAAGTTTGATCGTAACGGCCCTTACTATGTGTACGGTTCGGACATCACACCAAACTCAAGCTCAATCCCATTCCAGACTCTTAGTGCGTCATACAACAGAGCCGACTTTGCGACTGGAGCACAAACGACAGCCACAAGCGGTGGAGTCACCTTTGTCGCTAACGACGCAAGCACGACGACCTACGGCACAAAGGTCATTGCATGGCCTCAAGTCTTTTTGATTACCTCAGGGCAGACCTACTTGACTGGCGCACTTGGCAGCCGATACAACACACTTGAATATGTCCCAACCGGTCTGACGATCAAACTGTCACAAATAAAGCCGATACTTACATTTGATCCCAAAGAGGCTTTTTTCAAGATGATCGACATGTTGACCGGTATCTGGGAACGCTTAGAGCTCAAGTACAATCCTGTCGGCACAGCGACAACAGTGACAACACAGAATGTGATAACAGGCCGAACGATCTCAGGTACACCGGAGGACATGATCGTTACATTCAGGACGAAGCCTTGGTACAACTGGTCTGCTTTTATTCTTGATGATTCAGTAAATGGTATTTTAGATACCAGTCGACTCGGCTGGTAAAGGAGAAACATTATGGCTACACCACCAGTTTTTAGTTCGGGCGCAGTCCTGACAGCGACACAGATGAACAGCGTTGGCTTATGGCTTGTCGGCTCTACAACTATTACGAGCGCAACTACAGCGGTTCTTGACGGTTGTTTCAGTAGCGACTTCCGCGACTACCTTTTAGTTGTTGATGCAACGGCAGGAACAGCAAACACCGAGTTAGTAATGCAGTTTCGAGTCGGCGGTGTAGCAGCGGCAACAAACTATGTTTATTCGCAATTTGGGACTCAACCAAATGGTACGGTAGCCAACGGAACATCGGGTGGGTCAGCAAGTTCGGTGGCTTTAACATTTATCCCAGCAACACAGCCAGTTTCATGCAACTATTTTATTGGTCAACCTAACCTTGCTATAACCACATCTTTTGCTGGCGACTGGTTGTATGACGATAATAGTGTCGCAATTAATCGCAGAACTATTGGCAGACACAAAGTCAGTACTGCCTACACAGGCATACAAGTGTTTACAAGTGCCGCTTGGACTGGCAAAATTACCGTATTTGGATACAGGAACTAATTATGAAACCAATGATTGTTATCACAAACCTAGACGATGGCACCGAAAATGTTGAACGGGAAATGACAGACGAGGAATACGCCGAATACGAGTATTCCATCGCCAACATGCCACCGCCCCCAGTGATTGAGCCATGAAAACGCTAGGCATTGTTGCGCTTTTGGCCGTCGCCCTAATGTTTGTTGTTACCAGTTGTAACGACCGAACCCGTGACACCTGCGAAACCAAACCCACAGCAACAAGGTGCGAACAATGAAACGACTAACTAACAGCGAAATTAAAGCAAGACTTATTCTTATCGTGGGTATTGCTTTAGCCGTAGCGTTTCTAGGTTCGACTGCAGCTTTGTTGTACGGTCTGCTGTTTGTAATTCAACCTTTGGAAGTCAGCCCTAATGACGAATCAGCTTG